TCCAAACTCTGGGAAGTTTCCATCTGCACTACCCTTCCACACACCGTTATAGTAATCATAGGTATCCTGAAGCTCGTCTCTATCTAAACCTTGATTCAGGGTTTCAGTAAGACCATCGACGTTTAACTCAGAAATTTTATTTTTATATAAATTACTATAAGATTGTTTAGCTTTCTCTACGACAGCTATAGCAGCCTCTCCAAATCCCTCGTCACGCATGAAGCGACTGTTAGGCATTCCTTCCATAAAGGAATCTACCCTTGCTAATATATTTCCATGTGCCCATGCGTCAAAACCATCTGAATCTTGGTCATTATAAATCTGTTGTAGGATCTCGTCTTTAGATCCTTTCATAAGATGGTTCTGAAATGCTTCACTGTTAGCCGCCAGTTGACCCATCGTATTAAGGTAGAACTTCTTAACGAAAGGGTTATCAGCATTCTCAATGTCACCGTTTACTTCGGCAGATCTGAAGGCTTTCATCCCGTTCTTTCGGAAGGCGATTAGGGCTAACCTCTTGCCTTCCTTTAGTCCCTCCGACTCCTCCTTCTGCATCCCCCGCGCACCCCACTTAGCCACAGCGTCAGCCGCTACTAAGCCAGCAGCACCTAGTTGTTCTAGCGTGTTACCTTGGCTACTGGACTGAGGAGCAACATAGGCAAAGGTAGACGCTTTAGCTTGAGGGGTAAAATTAGCCCCTTTTACTCCAAAACGCTGGTAAAGATCTTTAGTTTGTACTCGTTTACTCATAACAATCTATGCGTACTGCTCTCCAGATTTAAGACTGCTACGGAAATCAGGTATTGTAGCATAATCTAGCTTAGAATCGAGAGTGCTTGAGGAATCAGTGTGGCTAGCCTTATAATCCTGAAGTTTAGCACCTTGACTTGCTAAGCTTCCCCCTATCTTTAACATGGAACCTAGGGCACTTGGGTAGTTAACCGGAGACAGCGTGGAAGCCATCTGTTGTGATGTGCCTAGGGAAATATCACTAAGCATCCGGTCTAGCTCCCGATTCTGGAGAGACTGCTCGTACTCTAAGTTCTGCTGGAGGAAGCCTTCTTGTCTGCTAACATCAGAAATCAGGTGTCCTATTGAAAGTCCCGCTACTCCAGCTCCAGACGCAGACAGAGTTGCATCTGCTTGGGCTTGGGCTGCTTCTTGGGATATGTTAAAACCCCTTTTAGCGGTAGCTTCTCTAGCTTGTAAATTCTGAGCGATAACAGCCGAAGCTTTTCTGTCTCCAGCAGTCTTCTGTAGGTCTGCTAAGTGGTTCTGGTAGGCGGTCTTGCCGTCTGCAGCTTGTTTCTGACCCATGTGAGTCATGACCCCTGCCCCAGCAGTCATAGCCATAGACATCATCATTAATGTAGCTGGCTCGCAAGCCAACATAACATTCTCAACATTGAATAAAGCTTCTAACATATCTGTTACCTTCTTTTATAAAACTGTTTAAACCTTCTTTTCTCCGCACCGTACTCAGGTAAGTCCTCTATAAAGGTAAAACCCAACCATTTCAACCACCGAATGTGTAGGACGTTCCTCGCATCCACCACATTGTATAATAAATCATAACCATCAAACAATTTTTCTACCCAAAACTTAGAGTTTCTAAGGAAAGACATCTTGTTTGTCTCAAACAGTTTGTCTGACCCTAAAAACCACACTTCACCACCACGTTCCTGAGGACACACTCCGTATAAAGCCAGAGGTTCCTCTGTAACTAAGTCTCTGACGGCATAACAAGGGTCAGAGGTCACAGCACACACCTCCAATGCCTGTGCGTAAGTTAACGCATCCCCAATAACAGCTTTGATCTCCTGTTTATCTGCTTCCCGCAAGTTCTCCCCTAAAATTTCTGGATCAGAAACTCTGGGTTGAGTGATCTTGGCATTATCGTACAGCCATTCGTCACACTTGCTGGAATCTAGTGTAGTAAGTAGCTTCATATTCTACAGTTAACAACGCACAAGGAAACGGAGTGTCGTTTGTAATCTCTATGGTCACTCTGTCCCCTCTGGAGCGCACAGGAAACTTAAAAGAACCATCTTTTAGTACCTGTGGCCCACCTAAAGTAAACCCAGAGGAGTTCAAAGTTTTCGAATCAAATGTATAAGTACTAGTAGACCTGTTATCTGGGGTTACACTGACTGAGAAGGTACTGGAGTCATCAAAGGTGACAATACCGTTCCTAACTTGGAACCTACCAATAGCTGTCTTGCTCTTACCGCTACTCTCTGCTGCCATCTTCAGGTAGGGTTTGTTCATGGTGTATGTGAATGTGTATTTGTCACCCGCCCAGAACTTCCGAGAACTCAGGTCACCATCAAGCGTAAGTGTAGTACCTGCTTGAGTCAGGGGTACTAAACGCTGACCAGCTTCTTCACTACTACCGTCAGCACGGGTGCTTAGCTCTACTGTGCCATACGAAATGTAGGGAAGCACTACGGTAGTCTGCTCAACAGTGGCATCGTAGGTAACAGTGCAGTCAGACTCCTGTACACGCCTGTCTAGCAGGGTTACATAGTCAGCGTTGGTATCAGCCTCCGCTTCCTTAAAGGAGAGCGACTCAATGTATAGCCCACTGGCTCTGCTCATTACTATGTACAGATCCTTGCCTATGAAATCGATGTTCTCTACCGTTGACCCTGCATCGAACTCAAATTTAGACCACGAAGCCTGTAGCTTCTCTCGTCCACGATTCAAATACCTATAAACATAAATACCATTGGTGAGACCGGAGGCACTTATGGCTACCACAGGCTCAACTGAGTTGGCTGTTATTTTAGTTATGTTCCCTGCGATATACTTAGGGATGTGTGCAGTAGCATCGTCTCCAGACATCTGCTCCACATCAGGAGAGATGAAGTATTCCATGACACCTGAGAAGTCACCCCTAGAGAACGGGAAGTAACAACTGTGCCCGCTGACGATGGGGTCAGCGTTTGTTGCTACCTCAAACTCTGTCTCCTGAGAGATGGATACACTGGATGGAGTAAGCACATCACCTCCTGTCAGCATGAACTGAGTCTTGTCAGAAAATAACAAAAGATTACGGCTAAATGGAACGGCACTAAATAGGTTTGAAACTTTGTTGTGACTTGCTCTCACATCGACAGGATCGGTTCCAAGTAGCTGTGTGACTGTGGTACGGAAGAAGTTAAAGTACTCTCCAGTTTCGGATAAACTGATGTTTTCTCCGGAAAGAAAACCTAGCCGATCACGAAATAATACTATGTTCTTGATTGTAGATCCTACGAAACTAGGGTCAGAAGCAGTCGTCTCGTCACCCGCTAGACGCTCTCCCCAAGTACCTTGCTTGAACGTGAAGTCTCCTGAGGATTCTCTGATTAGGGTATGACAAAAGGTAGAGGCATCTAGCTTGTACTTAATGTTAGGTGCTGCTGCCTCAGACCACTTACCTCTACCGAAGGGCTCGCTAGATGGAGCGTCTGCAGTAAACTTAACATAGTAATCATCGTCGTTATTCTCTACGTCTCCTCTTACCTGAACCCGTTGACCATCTCTGCAATATATAGGAAGATCTGTGAAAGCATCTGCATCATTCTTTATGGCTCCCATTGCTCCGTCACCTAGGGAGTCTGAAATAGTTAACTCAAAGTCAGAGGTATCAACCTTCTTGATCTCTATGGTCGAGCCTACCCTAGTGATTGTAAAACCAGTGGGAGAGCCTATCTGCGTCACAAGCTGAGCTGCTATGTACTCAGTATCGATCTGAGGTCTGTGGGTAGTAACAGAACCATCAGGTGTAGAGATAGGATACGCAGTACCATCTATAGTAATCTTATAGTCAGTACCGTAGTCCCCTTGCTTCACATACACATAACCCTTGTTCCTAGTATCTGCAGTAAGAGACGAGTCCATAGCTACAGTAACCGAGTTGTTCAACATAAAGCTGTAGTCAGCAATGCTGGTAGCTTTTAAAACAGTGGAGGGAGTGGTCGTTACTAAGTAGTCTGCAGAGTTGGTAGTAGTTACAGCCTTCTCTGTTTTGTTTATAAGATCATAGATAGAAAGAGGATCTAAGCTGACCTGTCGTGTACCTGAGCCAGCATCAGTAATATCTACAGCACTACCTCCGCTTGTCAGAGATACCTGAAAGTCATTAGTAGTTTTGTTTATCACATAGAAACGCGCAGTCTGGTTAAGGCTACCTAGGGTATCCCCATAGAACCTTACCTCGTCCCCATCTACAAACCCATGAGTTGCGCAGTTAACCACCTCTGTCCCAGTGTCTAAGGAGGTTACAGTTTTCTTAGCGGTAGCCCTGACTGTCACCATGTACCGCTCCGATGTATCCCTGTTCAAAGCCTGAGAGAACACATCAGTAGGAGTACTGTTGAACACCTTAGCAACGTGCTTGGTAGGGTTCCGCTTGAGTAGCCCCTTGGCAGGGGAGGAGAAACCATTGATCTGCTCCTGAGCTTGACTAGGAAACTTCTGAGAGTCGGCCTGTTGAGACACGCCATTCAAAAGGTTTTGAATTGTGGTGCTAATCTGAGGCATAACGCTTAATAGCTAGTGTATCGTCGGTAGTCGCTGACTGTTTTAGCTGGGAGAGATGAGTCAAAGATCGAATGATCTGCACTGTCGGAGTCGAACTCCCGCAGGGCTGCTAAAGCCACGGACTCTTCTCTGAGTCCTACTTCAGTCAACTCCCTAGAACCAATGGCCCGATCCTGTAACAGCCGACACCCTCGGAGAGCGATGTAGCGGCGGGCTGGTTCTGGAAGATCATCCCAAGGTAGCTCGATTACTTCTGTTGTTTTGATGGCATCATCGAACTCATAAGTATTACCATCTCTGTTGTACAGCCTCTTGCCTCGCTGGACTATATCCATCAGGCCATACTGCCCAACCTTGGTGTCCACTCGTAGCACTGTGTCACCTAAGTTGATCTCCTTACTGGCATCAGGCTCGTGCTCTACATCAATGTTGGTATTGAAGTGCCACCCATTAGAGAGAACCTCACGGGTTACTTCGTCTAGAATAGACTCAGCCAGTGAATCATCCCCAGAGCCTGTGTTATCTGAAAGGCTGTTTATCGGGGCTTCCCCAATGAAGCTGAGCATCTGGTTGACTGCGGTTAGTCTGGTAGTTTTTCCCAATGTACTCATGTCAAGTGCCTTTATTTATCATCCCCTCATAAATTACAACAACAAAAAAGAGAGGAGTCCTTAGTGGACTCCCCTCAGTTTGTATAGGCTACATCTTAACTGTCGTCATTGTTCATCAGAACAACACCACACTCAGGGCGTAAGCCGCCATGACCCATGGCATACTTAGCGACCATCAACGTGCCTTGACGTTGGATCTGGTACTCGCTCTCGGTAGAGAGGTCTTGCAACTTAACAGTACCAACTGCTGACTTATGGAACACGAGGCCCATAATCTCAGAAGCTCCTCCGCTCACACCGAACGTAGCAGAGTAGGTATTGGAATGACCTGTCTCAGCAGCTACGTCAGTAGTAGGGAGGTGGTTGGTTTTAACCACCGTGATACCAGCGACTTGAGCCACAGTACCCTTGGAGTAAGAACCGTTTCCGTCCCAATCACGATTGATTGTTAGGAGGTTATTACCCGAAGCAGTCTCAGCTTGGATGAGGTTGTAGTAGCGTTGAGGACTCACGAGACAGTAGCGATCTGCAGCAGGAATGTCCTTCTCATCGAGAAGTTGAGCTGCTGAGTAGATGGCTTTCGCCAAGTACAGACCGTCAGTGTCCATGGTTCCAGCTCCAGTTGCACCGAGGAACCGCTTGTCAGCGGCATCAGTACCAGCGGCACTGTAGACACAACTCGCTGCGTAGTTACCCGTAATGGTGGTAACTGCAGGAGTAGCGATACCCGTAGCACTGAACGTAGCTGTGTTCAACAAGGCAGTCTGGATGACTTGCCTATCAAACTTGTTTGCTAGTGCAGCACCCAGTTCACTGGAGTAGATCGAACGAACATCGTAGTGGTTCTTTAGTTCGTCAAGGTTGGCGACGAAGGTGGAAGCCACTAGCAGTTCATCAATGCTAATGATTTTCTCAGCGTGTTTGACCGCTTGAACACCACCAGAGTTGGAGGCGTTGATTAGGTCTTGACCCACGACATGGTAACCAGCGGTTGCTGTACCAGTGATGGGGAACTGAGCCGACTTACCATTATTAATGGTACGAATAGTGTGGAGTGGCTTCATTACATTCGTTTGTTCGAATGTCGTGAGAACCTCCCCAGCGAATTTCTTTAGGAAAATAGCCTTAACATCGCCTGAAGCGTTGACTTGGCCTAACCGTGACGGAGTAACATCTGCCATAATATTTTCTTTTGCTAGGTTGTTTAATTAAAAAGGTTTCACACAACTTCGTTGCACCTGACTGTAATTAGTTGTCCCGCCATGACGGGGCTAGCAACACTCACCGTACCACATTCAGTTGGCTTGTTCGCAATAGAGTACAGAAATAAGAAAAGGTCAACACCTTTTTTGAAAGCGGGAGGACTCGGCGGTAGCGAACCGAGCCCCCCCTAGGAGGCATCCCCGTGAACGAGACGCAATGGACACTGAAGTTAAATAACTGTGTTAGGTGTGCTAGCTAACCTACGCTCAACAGTCTCCCGAAACGCAGGGTCAGTTTTGTACTCAGGTTTAGCCATGTCATTAATCATTTGCTGACGGGACTCGTAGCCAGCAGCTCTGCCCTTGCCTGTCCCTTGGATAAGAGAAGGAGAGAACCCATTCTCTGCAGCATACTTAGCGTGAACTCCGCGCAACGCTAGGTTAATAGAGCTGGCGTTTCCATTCTCTACTGTACTGTTATAAGCATCAATCTCTGACTCAGCTAGGTTAGCTGTAGCCCACTCCATTATCTCTTGGTACTTCTCAGCTCCACCTACGGTATCGTGTACCTCTCCTAGCATACGATTACTAATGGCTTCCTGTCCTTGGATAAAGGAGTCCACTAATTCTTTTGAAAAATTGTGATCCTTTGCCAGCGTCTCGTAAGAAGTCTCACTCAGTTGACCATCGTTCTCCATGTACTCTTGGCTGTACTGCTCGAAAGCGTTAGCCCCGATAGCTTCTGAAGCTTGCTCAACTTCGGTAGTCCCCTCTTCCGATTCTTCCCCAGCTCCCATCTTTTGTTCAAGGGCTGAGTAGGATTCAGCGAGGGCTTCCACGCTTTCAAATTTTTCAGGCAAACCTTCAGGTCTAGTATCCTGAGTCTGCTGTGTGTTTTCTTGAGGGGCGTCAGGCCCGTTGCTGTCCTCGGTGAATGTTACTGTCTCTGTGTTTCCCATAGTATTATTATTATTTATTGTTGTTGTTGTTGTTGCATTCCTTCTTTAACAGCAGTGTCTGTTACCTTGCCAGCAGCATTAATGGCTGGCCCTGCTGCTTGCATCATAGCAGCCTGTTGCTGCTGTGCTTGCTTCTCTGCCTCGATCTCCTCTGCAGTCTTAATCAAACCAGCAGTCTCGATACCAATCGAAGTAGCCCGACGCTTCAAGTAGTCAGACATATTAACATACGTTGGGAACTCAGGCCCAAGAAGTTGAGCTGCTCCCTGTATGAACACATCTAATTTATTAAGATCATGACCACGACCCAGTGCCTCTAGTCCTGTCACGATGGTAGGCTTGACTAGCTTCTTCGGAAGCTTAGGTAACCTACGTTTCCTCTGCATCTTATCCATCACTCGATTGACCAGCGGTAGCTGGAACTCCTGTGACAGCACTGAATATACTCCACCTAATACATCCTCTAATTCCTGTGCCATGTACCGAATCTCTTCGGCAGTAACTCGCTCGGCCTGACGTTGAACCGAGGTGTTCATAAGAAAGGCAAAGCCTAGGCGTTCCTTAATCATACCGATGACATCATAGGCTACCTTAAAGTCTGCAGCCTTCTGTACCTGCAACACGCTAACATCGTCGGCGTTGCCTTGTACGATAGCACCGTTCTCACTCTGGGAGAGTGTGCGCAGACGGGTGGTTCCATTAGGGTTAACCAGAAACAGCACCTTGGCTGATGCTGCTGACCCCTCTACGATAGCCTGAGTTAAACCCTCAAGACTACGGAGGTCACCAAGGTACTCCTCGATGAAGCCTCGCCCGTAGTGCTCACCATCAATGCGGGTGAACCGTAAGGGGATGAAGGGGTTCTTACCTATTGGATACGTACCTCTAGTTCCTGCGACCTCGACTCCATTGATCTCTTGAAAAACAATCCATCGGTTCTTCTCTCGGTACACCCCTGTGTACAGGTCTAAACCTTTGGGCTTAACGTAGCCATCTCCTGATGGAATAGTAGACTCACTCTCTGCAACCAAAGCTCTCACCTCATCCGATAAGGTATCAGGTGTTACGGTCTCTTTCGTAGCCAGTGCAAGCAAGGTTCCACTGGGGTCACGCTTCGCTACAAAACTATCGAGCCCATAGATACGTGTGTTACCATCGTCGGGTACATACATCAGGGTATTACCCGACACAATCAAATGCTTCAACGCTTCGAACACAGCTACCCTGATGTTGCTGGTTTCAAACTCAGCTTGGACTGCCCGCTCTACCTTGGCTAAGCTCTCTTCAATCTCAGACTTGACCTTAGCAACGTCCACACCTTCGTTAGCCATAGCAAAATAATCAACAACGAGCCGAAAGAAAGGAGAGTTAGGAGGAAGCAGAGCCAGAAGCAGCTTACTAGCAAGATTGTTGACACCTCTAGCACCCATCCCTTGAAACGGTGTTGGAAAAGTCGTTGACGCATTGTGTCCCTCCGGTGGTATGAGATAGGGAAGGGTCAGCTCGGCTGACTCCCTAGCTCTGGCTAAGAATTGAGTACGCTCCTCGGAACAGTTCTTATAGAAGCTACGGATGGATTCGATTCTCATTATGCATTCACTCCTGTTTGACCTGACCCTGAGTACTGGATACCTGTCTTAGCGATGGTCAATCCAGACCGAGTAGTGTTACGCTTACCTCCGCTGCGCTCCTGCTTACGTTTCCTAGACGCAGACCTACCCAACCTAGCGATGGTAACTGGGGCTGGCGCAGGTGCTACTGGTGTTGCCGCTGGCGGTGTTGATCCTCCTCCTCCTCCTCCAATACACATAATGATTTACCCTTCTTCTGTTAGTGTTGCAGTTAAAATGTTGTCGGACTGCTCTTTCCGAACCGATTTGAGTAGTCTTACTACTGCAACCTGTCCTTGTAAACGACAAATTTCAGGGAAAGTAGCACACTCTGGCATCCTGTCGGGAAACCTCTCGTCCAACGCCTCCACTAACTCATCAGTAATCACGGGGAAAGATATGTAATCATCCATTGTGTACCTCCATTAATTCCAGTTCATTTATAAGGAAAGCTACGCCCTCGCATAGCTGATCCAAGTTATTCTTATCGTTGGGCAAGAGGTAGTCGGGGGTTATGTCCTGCATCTCTGTCTCTGATTGATGGATGGACTTCAGCATCTTAGCCTTATTGCCCAGCACCTTTACCAGACTACCCTTGCAAGTGTCCTTAACATAGTCAGCCTCGTTCATGAAACGTACATCAGTGATAACAATAACATCAGCAAGCTCGTGGAACATATCCATCTGTGGTTTTATTTTCTTAATCCAGTAGTCAGGGTCGTTAACCCTGCGGTACTCCAGCCCCCACTCTTGAAGTAAGGTTCTGAACTTATCCTTGTTAGCATCAATGGTTTCTACTGACAGTTCATGCCTGTCTGCTACCTCTCGCTTCACCTCGTCACCGAAGGCCACACGCACGACAGTCTTGTCGTCAAGTGCAGCCTTCAGTGCTTCGTAGACAGTATCCTTTCCACTGCCAGCGCGACCAACTAATCCTATTACTTTTGCTTTGCTCATGGATTCCAGAGTTTAACTTTCTTAGTGTTGAAGTCGTAGTCACCGTGTCGGAGGATGCGGGCTACCCTTGCTTGAGTTAGTGCGTGGCGTGTAGACAACCCAGCCTTATCAAAGGCAGTCAGTACCTTAGTCCATAGGTTACTGATGTCATCCTCACCATTCATAAGCTTCTCTGCTTTCACGGGGCCGTAGCTAGGACAACCCTTGTAGTTATCCGTGCTGTCTCCTACTAGTGTCTGAAAGATATGGAACTTGTCAGCAGCTAGCTCGCTAGTGTGTATCACACCCTCCTCAGGTTTGTCTGGGTTGTACATCCTGCAAGGAATAGATTTAAAATCCTTATCAACACTAACAATAACCCTATCGTACCCCACCTCTGGATCAGTTGCGGCGATACCAATAAGATCATCAGCTTCCAGAGGCTCGACTAGCTCAGCACCCCACTCATCCTTCATGTGATCCTTCAAGGTAGAGAGAATCATAGGCTTGCGGGTGTCCTTGCGGTTAGCCTTGTAGTCCTCGAAGAACCCTGCCCTAAAGTTCTCTCTTCCAGTAAGGAACACCCGTGCCTTGTCAGCTCCGAGGGTTTCCATCACATCCTTTATCCAGATGTCAACCTGAGCTTTACCTTCGTAAGCGTCAGCGTGTAGTGTCCAGAAGTCATCGCCCCAGTGGACGGGCTCTTCACATACAGCCGCTATCTTATACGCGACCACATCTCCATCAATAAGTAGTTCCATTTTGTTCCTTTTTATTTTTTATATAACTTTTTACTAGGTTGTATTTGTTTTCTATTTTTCGGTTAACTTCGATAGCCATAACCATCTGCTTGACACCGTGGCTAACAGCCCCGTGTCTACGTTCGTACAACTCTGCTAACTGGCACACACCATAGCCATGCTCTCGGAGCACCTTCCATAGTAAGTGACGCGCCTCGCAGAGTTGTTGCTTGCGACACCTCCGAGTCAGGTCAGCTCTAGTAATGCCAAACAGACCACAGATATATTTTTCTATTGCTTCTCTTTCCATAGTATTATTAGTGAGTCTCTGCCCAGTTACTCCCCTCTTTAGCTGCCCCAGCTAAGGGACACCTAAAGTTGAACGCTTCACCAGCCTCGACGATAGATTTCTCTGCTTCCTTAGCTATCTTCTCAGAGAACTCAGGCCAACACTCTATCTGGAACTCATCGTGAACGTGTGCCACGAATGAGAAGTCTTCGCTAGGTTTGAGCCCCATCTCTACCAACTTATCAAACAAAATAACAGTAGCCTTCTTCATCAGCACAGCACCCGCTGATTGTAGGAGAGTGTTCAACGCAGCGTGGTCACTCCTCACATGAAGTCGCCGCCCGTCGAGACCCCATAGGTAATCGCGTGTCTTTAAAGCCTTGGAAATTTTTTCCTTCAAAACCCTCAGGCTTGGTAGGGATTTCAAAAACTTCTTCTTGATGGACTTACCTTCTGCCGCACCCTTGCCAATGATCTGCCCGATCTTTGCATCGCCAGCACCGTACAAGAATCCGAAGATAAATGTCTTAGCATTATCCCTAGTAGGTAGGCCCGCTGCCTCTTGGTTCACCGCATGGATGTCACTCTCCAAAAGCTTAGAGATATAAACATCATCATTCATATAGTGAGCCAAGCAGCGTAGCTCTAGGCCAGCAGCATCGCATCCCACTAGTACCATACCATCGGTAGCTGTGAACAGGGCTCGGTAAGCTGCATCTCTAGGAACCTGTGCCATGTTCGGACTCCGGTGTGTACACCTACCTGTCACAGCACCGTTGCCTATGACATGACCGTGCATCCTACCGTGGCGTTCCAGCTTGAGCCAACCAGCCTTACCATCCCCAAGCTGACCCATACGTTTCTGCAGTAGCAGAACCTTAGATAACATCTGAGCTTCAGGGTACGGAAGCCCGCACAGTATAGTCTCATCCACCTTAGGCTTACCGTTCTCGGTGAAGTCAACAGGTTCCCAGCCCATAGCGTGAAGCCTCTCTGCAATGTGGTCACGACTAAGGGAGTTAAAGGGTACTCTCTTGATCTTGTTCGGCCCCTTCGCTACATCCTTGGCCTTGAAACCAGAGGCTACTGCTGCTGTCTTAGTTTCAAACAGTTCGTTCCCTGCCTTCCAGAAGGTAGACTTCATCTGTATCTCCTTGGGTGGAAATATCTCCTGCAACTGGTCGTCAAGCACTAGCTTCTCCCCCGCTAGTTCCCCATACAATCTGTTAGCAGCATTCACATCAAAACAAAAACCGTGCGCCTCTTGCATAGTCATAATCGTTGCGAACTTGTGCTCCAAATCCAGAGAGATAGCCGAGTAATCCTTAGCCTCAAAGTTAAGGAATATCTTACGGGTAATCAGGGTATCCTTGACGCAGTACTGCTCCATCTCAGGACTCCAAGTGTCGAACCCGTGCTGCTCCTTGAAGTCTCCCTTGAGGTGACCAATGCGGTGACCCCAAGCCTTCAAGCTATGGCTACCAATCATCTTGGGAGGAAGGCTCTCGTTTCCCTTCTGTCTCTTAGAGAAGTCTTCGTCCCGTATGTCAGCGTGGATAAGCCTACTCATTACCAGAGTATCTAGTACCTCTGCCTTAGGAGTCCAGCTACGGAGCTTCTGTAGTACAGGTATGTCATAATTAATAACATTATGTCCCAAGATTACATCAGCCCTGTCTAGCATAGCCAACCCTTCATCGATGGAGTAACGGGATTGACCCCCGTACTCATCGTTGAAGATGAAGGATTCCTCTGTGTCCACATCAGTTATCACTAGACAATGGATGCGGTTTACTTTTGGTAGGAGATTGTTAGTCTCTAGATCGAATACAAGTCTAGTCATACTTCTGTCTCCAGCATAGCCAGCTCTGTTAGGCGACCTGTATCGTGACCATACTCCAAGGAGGTAGCCACGCCTGTCTGCCCAGACCAGCGGTTCTTTAGTACTCGGACACGGGTAACATCAGGTTCTTCTTCGTCCTGTTGGTTGCGCTCCAAGCCAAACACCATGTCACTCAACTGTGCGATACCAGCAGAGCCACGCAGTTGGGATAGGCTAGTCAGCCCTCCCTCTTCGTGTCCCCTGCCATCAGGTCTGCGGAGGTGACTCACCAACAGCAGACCAAACTTAAGTTCCTCCACCAGAGAGCGGAGTCTCGTCATAGTATTATCAATGAACCTACGTTCATCCCCTGACTCAAGGCCAGACACGACAATGGAAAGGTGATCCAAGAATATATACTCACAGCCACATCCTGTAATCATGTACCGCATACGGTTCACTAGGTTGTCGCTATCCATAGAACCAAAGTGGTCATACAGGAAGCACTTACCAGAGCCTACAGTAGCCTCGAAAGCAGCTCGCTTTTCTGTAGCATCAGCCGCAGCAGGGTTAAGTAGTATATTCTTATTCAGGTGGAGGCTCATCAAACCTAGTGATGTCCGACGCACGTTCTCCTCCAAGGCAATGTAACCCACGGTACTGTCCCGCTGGATCAGGTCGAAGGCAATCTCCTTACAAATCTGAGACTTACCAATGCCAGACCCAGCACATAGGGTAACGATCTCTCCCTTGCGGATGCCATGAGACAATGCGTTCAGCCCCTCCCAAGGGTAGGGAGTACCATCGTTCACTAGCTCTTTGGATACTGTATCCCATAGCTCTCGACCATCTACAATACCATCGGGCCTGAACACAGGTGCGTTCCAGATTGCACGGATGATCTCTGCCCCCTGCCCAGCTACCAACATCTCATTGGCATCCTTGAGGGGGAGGATGGCTAGCTTGGCCTTACCAACAGGTAGCACAGCAGCACATTCCTTTGCTGCCTTACGCCCAGCATCATCGTTATCGAACATGAATATAATTTCCTCAAATTGATTAAGGTAATCAAAGTTCGATGCGATTATTTTTTTAGCACCCGCCGCTCCGTTAGGGAGGGAGACGACAGGCCATTTGTAATCCTGTACCTGACTCACGCTAAGTGCGTCTATCTCTCCCTCTGTTATGACTAGCTTCTTACCGCCAGACCACAGGTGTGCACCATACAGCCCAGCCTTTGAGAAGTCTCCTAAGGCTAGGAAGTTCTTGTTAGGTAGTCGTATCTTCTGAGCTACGATAGCACCATCCTCACCATAGAAGCTGGCTATGTGACAAGCAGCCCCGTTGTGTGTGCCTACCATGTAGCCCCACTTGCGACAGGTAGCTTCCGTTACGCTCCGATTACGAAGTTCCTTAACACTTCCCCATAGGAACCCTGACCTTCCGACTTTAGGGCTGCCATTAGTTGCTTGGTGTTTGCTTTCAGTATTGCTACCTCCCTCTTTTTCGTGGGCTTGGCAGTTGAAGCAGTAGGAGTGTCCGTCGTCATAGGTTGCCCGTGCATCGGACGACCCGCATTTTTCGCATGGTTCATGGCTTATAAATGTACTGTCTTGTTGTTCGGTGTTCATGTTAGCGTTGTTGTTGCGTTGTATCTTCTCTAAGCAAACCACGATGCGGGTGGAACCTTATGGGCCCACAAGAAATCATTCTTCTCTGCCCACATCGCGCAAGTTGTTTTAGATCCTTTTGTTATAGGTAGTTTAGCGTTCTGAAATACAAAACGAATATCAATATCAGGGTTGTGCTCTCTTACGAGCTTATGTTTCTTCCGGTCACTGGCCGAGAAGAGACCCTTTGCCTCGATGAAGAATCCCTTACCCTCGATCCTGAAATCAGGACAGTAGAGTTTGTTAGCTTCAGGTCTGACAAACGGAATCTTCTCGACCTCATAAGACCACACCTGCCCAAGCTCCGTTAGCTTAGCTGAGAGGTACGCCTCATACTGTGACCGGAAACGGTGTGCCACTTACAGTTCGTCCTCCGCTACTGCAGCCATAGGGGCTACGGCATCGTTGTTCTTACTGGCTATGACAGGAGCAGCGTTAGCTGCAACAGCTTCTTCTGGAGCAACGTAGCCTCCAGTGTGGTTGTCAAATCCAAGGCTCTCAGCCGAGGCTTTCTTGTACTCTACGAGCTCCACCACTTGCACAGCATTGAGGCGTAGCTTAAGGCCACAGCCCATAGTTGGCGTGAAGTACGGAGCGGGTACGAAGTTAATGACAAGCTTGCTACCACCGCCAATTACAGGGCCAACGAAGCCCTTACCTTGTCCGTCGTAAAGCTTAGGACGTTGTACCCAATTCTTACCTGACTGTGTGGTGACATCGTGCTTCATTGAGAACTTGAAGTCCCACTCACCTGTCTCGTTGCCATCTTCATCGATAGCTGCCTTCACCGTAAGCGGTGCTCGCTTGAGGTTAGGCTTGCGACGAGTCTTCATCTGATCGATGTGCCACTCGTCAAGCTTAGCGTCCAACGTGTTCTTTAGTTCTTGACCAGCCTCGGCGGGTACACGAAGGGTGACGCTGAAGATACCAGCGGGATCGAACTTGTAGTCAGGCTCGTTGAGACGAGGGTACACAGCCACGCCCACTGGCGTGTTCAACTGTTCATTCTTATGGTTACTCATTTTAGTTTTAGTTGTTGCGTTATCTTAGTTGCTTAGCACGGCCAAGCGTTACCGATACATATACGCCGATTCCCTAACCCCGTCAACATTTAATTTACCGAACATTGACGAAAAGCTGTCCACAGTATCCTCTAACACCTGTTTTTCTGGGGTTTTTAGGCTAAAAAATTTCTTCCAAAAAACTTTAGGGTCTGCCGAGAACACATCAGCATTGGTGTCACGGAGGGTCTGTAGTAGCTCATCCATATCACAGGCATGGGTACTAAAAGAATCATGAACAGAGGCAACAGAGCTAGCCTTAGTGCGAGAGAGGGCTATGTGTAGCACCGAGGCATCCAAGCTATGGATGAAGTTGGGAACAAAGGCTCTACCCATCTTAGCTGTGTCCACATCTCCTGTCTCAGCGTTGTAGTTGAATGAACGAATGCGCCCAAAGAGTAACGACTTGACTTGCCTTGTCTTTGTTTTTTTGTAGTCCTGTACGACAGGGAATCCGCTAGGACTTAGCCAAACTAAAGGCGACCCTAAGGACTTACCTAAGGCTTCCATATAAGACATGAGTATAGAAAACTCAGGGTACTCCTTATAGAATGAAGATATAATAATAAAAGCTAAGTAGTCTGCAGATTTCCGTAGTCTACCAGAGAACAAGCTAGAGTTCTTCCCCCAGTACCACTGTATGATTAACTCTGTAGCTTTATACTGGGTACACCCGTAGGGTAACGTCATGATTATAGACTTGACTAAGCTTCTGTCTAAACCTAAAGATAACCAGTCCCAACCAACTGAATTAGACTCAAGCTTAATCTTAACATTCTCTAGAGTGAGCTTATAGATATCCTTAGGAGGGTGATTAGTTTTACTTATGCAGTTGGTGTCTTCCGCACCCTTCTCATACTTCAGAAGCATAGACATAATCTGTAGCCCATTGCTTGAGGCGTCTATCGATATGGGCATATGGCTCTCCTTCAGCTCACCCTTCATCCACTTGGATGCCTCCAAAGCCCACGCAAGGAACTGCCACGGCTCGTCAGCACTAGACCACCATAAGTCCGCCGTAGGATCTGCCGCTACGAGGTGGAGTCTCTCCTTACATCTCCTAAGCCACTCATGGGGTAGCATATTGTCTGCATTACCCCACAAAGTGTAGCCGTACTTTAGAAACCACTTCTCACCATCTTTGGTTAGGGGTTTGCCTTCGGAGAACTCAAGAAGACCACGGCTCAGGTCACCAGCTTGAAAGTTCAGGAAGTTAGGCACAGGATATGCCCTACCCCTGAAGTCGAACTGATGTGGAAAGTAGATGGCCGGTTCTGCGCGGAACTTACCAGCAACCCAAAGAATTTTTGCTGTTGAAAGTCTGAGCCCTCTCCTAGCGATGTCCTCCTTGTGGAACTTGGCTGCTTTCTTACGCCACGCTTCTCTAGCCTCCTTGTTAGTCTCTATGTCAATAGGCTTGGCAGGGGCGGCGTTATCTTTGGACTGAGGGAAGCCAGCTACCTCGTACTGGTTTTCCCAGAAGTATTCTGCTGTTTCCAGTACCTTAGCGTTAATTCTCCACGGGGTAGACTGAAGCTTTCTAAGGGCTAGGTACGGATGTGAGTCATCCATCTTATCCAACAGTTCTAGGTGTACTGGGTTAGATACTTTGAACGTACATACATCGAAGGATTGATACCCGAATTTCTCTGAAGAGGGTAGGTAAAGAGGAGTCAAGAACTCGTGGTAATTTTTGTAGTTCTGAATCCACAGCTTTGTTTTCTCTGTAGGGACTAAGTAAGGTACTTTTTTGAACTGGCCGACGATGATAGTAGAAAGCGCGACCAGCCCTGTGTGTTTCTGCAACAGATTGATAAGCACTAGTCCGGTTCTGCACAGTATGTCCTTACCCCACCCTTCCCATTCTGTCTGCAGGTTCAGACGCTTGGTGAGGGATCTGCTGGAGTACTTCTTGTACTTGAATCCTACCCTCGATTCCATGGAGGACTTGATGAAGTTCCACTTGTCTGGATTAGATTTCTTCAGGGCTCTCAAGCGAGCCTCTTCCTCTATGAACGATCCTAGCTTAATAGCCGTCGCTGTTAGGGGTTGGTTTACAGAGATACAATCCAACACGACACGACAGGTCAAGTCGGCTAGAACCTCGTTAGGAACATCGACTAGGAACTTAGCGATGTCTTTGTTATACCCTGCAGTAGAACTTTCAAACCACTTCTGTATTCCCTTACATAAGGGAGGTATCGCCCCCTTCGATAAGGTAATCCCATAGGAAGTCTGTGATTCTTGATTCTTTGCTTTTAGTTTATTTATTAGGGAGTGGAATCTTTCTTTCCCTAACTGGCGCATTTGGTTTTCCGTCATCGTTTAGGTGTGAGTATCCGTTCCATTGATAAGGTGGGCCTAGAGGTGTGAAGATACGGTTTGCCACTAGGTAACCATACTGATAAATACCAACAACACCCCTCAAAGTGTCCCTGTCTTTTAGCGAGACTATGGCCTTCTTGTACTTGCCAACTTGAAGTCTAACTTTTGTTGCTTTTTGAGGAGCTTTAGGAAACTCCAACTCTTGTTCAATCATTGGTTATTAGCCCGATTTGCAGATTTACTTTTTATGCGTAAGTTCGATACTGCCGTATTTAAGCGGCCTCGTTTATTGCGATTCTTGTGGTCTACATCTTTACCGTCGCCCTTCTTTACTGCCCCCTTCTTTTCCATCGCTCTTCTAGATTTATTTCGATCAGCTCTCCGAGCTATCTGGAGAGGTTGAGCGTGGTACTTATACTCCTTCACGTAATTTCGTTTCTTAGGTTCCTTTGTTGCGCTCATCGTGCTGAAACCTCTACAATATTATTGTCAATCAGTCAAGGAATCAGGATGTAATTTTCAACTGGCCGACGATGATAGTAGAGGGGGTGGGTTGTCTTGTTGTCCGGTCATCAGTACATAAAAAAAGGCAGTCAAGTAAGATGTGTTTCAATCTTACTCAACTGCCTTGTACCTCCTTGGTAGCACTATGAATCAGTGCCTATGAAGTTCTCTTTATCGTCCTCCTCTTCTTTATGCTTTATTGGGTCGTAGAGTCGATGTTTTTGTCGATCTCTTTTCCATTCTTCTGTATCAAGTACTTTGAGTATTACCATACAGCCAACCATAGTCAGTGATAGTATAACAATGAATAGAAGAATAACTGTTAGATGTTTCCATAGGTTATCCATTTGTACTTGGTATTAGTTCCATTTGGTTAGTCTGATTACTGTAAGCGTAGGATGCTTTAGGCTTTGCCTTATCGTAGCTATGCTTATCTGTAATATACTTAGGTTGATAAGAACTCGGTGTAGTTCCGAATGCTTTGTTAGCACTACTGGTCATATTCACCGCAGTATCCATTGCTTCGAATTTCTCCATTCGTATCTTACCGTTAGGCTTGATAATGACTGATCGATGATCCTTCATCCTGAACGATGGTGTTGCAATCATTCCCAATGCCTTAGCTAGAGCTTGTGCCATGTGTTTCTCTGTAGCGAATACCATTGAGTTGTTTAACTTCGGTATGCCAGCCATGTACAACCGAGCACGGTCATCCTTAGCTATAATCATCTCATTCTTAGGTGAGATACACATCGTAGCTGCATAACCTTCCAGCGAGTCAGCCCAATCGTGGTGTCCCTTACCGAATGCGTATGTATTCAGTAGGTACTCTGAGTCACAAGAGCTGTATCTCTTTTGTAACAGCTCCAGTTCAGGTACGGACTTGTCTTCCCAAGCGTAGATATGGTCAGCTATGTCTACAACACCGTTGTGAACCAATGCCCATCCCTTCTTACGGAATGGATGAGTGTTGGTAAGGTTAACGCTGTTGGTAGCAGTACGACCGTGGATAATCATAGGGCCAGTTGGTTTATCTGGGTGACCTGATGATAGCATTGGTACGTCTGCTACTTCGAGGTACTTGCCGAATACTTTCTTAGAGTATCCTACAGTTCCAATACCTGAGAAGTCAGTTGGACTTGTGTACTTCTCTACATAGTAGTCGTGTCGCTTTGTTTGCCGATTCGTAGTCGAGTAAGCAAACCCGAAGCCGTCCTTTTGGGATGATAGTAAGCCTCGTGCTGTTACAGCTAATGTAGAGACCTGAGCTTTTGTT